TACACGTCGTTTAGCAGCTCGTTGGTCCGTTGAACTTGAGCAAGATCTCAAGAATATGAACGGTATCGACATCGACAATGAATTAACGAACGCTATGTCGTACGAAATTCAAGCTGAAATCGACCGTGAAATGGTAATCCGTATGTGCCAAGTCGCTCTTAACGGCGGTGCTGGTCAAGGTTACTCATTCTGGTCAGCTGCTTCTGCTGATGGTCGTTGGTTAGGTGAACGTAACCGTGACTTCTATGCACGTGTTATCGTTGAAGCTAACCGCGTTGCTATCCGTAACCGTCGTGGCGCTGCAAACTTCATCATTGCTACACCTCGTGTTTGCGCAATGTTTGAAATGCTTCCTGAATTCCAATGGTTCTCAGTTAACGGCAACGTTAACACACAACCAGTCGGTATTGCTAAAGTTGGTACAGTAGGTGGTCGCTTCACGATTTATCGTGATACACGTACTGAAGCACAATATCAAGTTGGTACACGTTCAAGCTTACTTGAATATGCTCTACTTGGTTATAAGGGTGCTGAATACTATGATACCGGTATCGTTTACTGCCCATACATTCCTGTATTGGTACAACGTACAGTTGGTCCTAACGACTTCAGCCCACGTGTTGGTTTAATGACCCGTTATGGTGTCATCGACCATATCTTTGGTGCTGCGTTATACTACCACCTAATTATCGTAACAGGCCTTGGAACAGCTTTCGTTCCTGGTACTGCTGCTACAATGCTATAATAAGCGTTGTAAAAACGTTAAAACGTTTAAAACAAAGAACCCGTCGAGAAATCGACGGGTTTCTTTTTGTAAATGAGCCTATATTAATTTAGTTTTATTAGTAAATATTAACAGATGAGTAAGAATAAACGCCTGTTAAAACAGAAGTTAGCTCAACAAAGTCAAAATAACGCACCTGCTACTAAAGACAAAAGTCTCTTAGTACATCAGGCCGATAAATTAGAAAGACCGGTACAGATTCGACAAAGGCCGGATTTGACAAATAAGCAAAAAGAGTTTCTTAAATTAGCTTTAGACAACCATACTAAAATTGTTTTTATTACTGGTCCTTCTGGTAGTAGTAAAAGTTTTCTAGCAACATTGGTTGCTTTGGAATTATTAAACCTAAAAAAGGTTTCTGACTTAATATATATTCGTAGTATAGTTGAGAGCTCAGATAATAAAATGGGATATCTTCCGGGAGATGCTAATGAAAAATTAACTCCTTATCTTGAACCTTTAATGGAAAAGCTTGACGAACTATTAATGAAAGCTGATATCAATATGTTAATGAAAGAAGGACGTATTGATGGTAAGCCAACAGGATATCTTCGCGGTCTTTCTTGGAATGCTAAAGCCATTATAATGGACGAAGCTCAAAACAGTACATTTAAAGAGCTTACCACTCTATTAACACGTGTAGGTCAATTCAGTAAACTATTTATTTGCGGAGACCCAATGCAATCCGACATTAACGGTAAATCAGGCTTTGAAAAAATGTGCAACGTGTTTAACGATGCAGAAAGCCGAGAAAAAGGTATCCACGTATTTACATTAACAGAAGCAGATATTGTACGTAGTGAAATTGTACGATATATTGTAAAAAAATTAGAACTTTATAATAAGAAGGGCTAACTTTTATAACTCAGTCAAGCGCACTGGCGAGAAAAAAATATTTTTTTTCTTAGAGATAAAAACGTAAAAACGTTTACAATACGTAAATAATATTCCCTGTAACTAAAACTATGATATTCGACGAACAAATCTCTCGCAAACCTAACAACTATCCTTGGACAGAGGAATTTATCGAATCTATGCATAACGGATTCTGGACCCATAAGGAGTTCAGTTTCAAATCGGATGTACAACAATTTAAAGTTAAGTTAAATGATCAAGAAAGAGAAATTATCATTCGTACTTTATCCGCCATTGGACAAATTGAAGTAGCAGTAAAAACGTTCTGGGCCAAGCTCGGAGAAAACCTACCACACCCATCTTTACAGGATCTTGGCTATGTAATGGCTAATACAGAAGTAATTCATAACAATGCTTATGAAAGACTGCTCACTGTACTCGGTCTTGAAGATGTATTTGAAGAGAATCTTAAATTAGAATGGATTCAAGGCCGTGTAAAGTATCTTAAGAAGTATACACATCGTTACTATAAGGATTCAAAGAAGCAGTATCTCTATGCTCTTATACTCTTTACTCTATTCGTTGAAAACGTATCGTTAATGAGTCAGTTCTACATTATTAATTGGTTTGCTCGTAATAAGAACGTACTCAAAGATACCGATCAGCAGGTCAAGTACACACGTAATGAAGAGCACATTCACGCTCTAGTCGGTATGAAAGTTATTAATACTATTAGAGAAGAATACCCAGAACTCTTTGATGAAGAGCTCACAGAAAGAATCCTTGCTGAAGCTAAAGAAGCGTATGAAAGCGAAGCAAAGATCATTGACTGGATGGTTAATGGTATTAATGAAGACGGATTGACTGCAGCTCATCTTAAAGAGTTTGTAAAAGACCGTATTAATGAATCTCTCAGAGGTATTGGCTTCCCAGAGGTGTATGAAACGGATTCTAAGCTTCTCAAAGATACTTCCTGGTTTAATGAAGAATTACTCGGTAACAATATGACCGACTTCTTCCATTCTCGTCCTGTAGAGTATTCTAAAAAGTCGCAAAGCTTTTCAGAAGACGATTTATTTTAATAAAAAGTATAGTATAATATATAAAAATGAGTAACAAGAACATTTACTGGCTGAATAGCGACTCTCGCAAATTCCTTGAACGCGGTTATCTCTTAGACGAAGAAACTGCTGAACAACGTATCAGGGATATAGCTGAAAAAGCCGAAGAGTATCTCAAACAGAAGGGTTTTGCAGATAAGTTTGAAAGCTATATGCACCAAGGTTTTTATTCCTTAGCTTCACCCATCTGGTCGAACTTTGGTCGCAATCGTGGTTTGCCTATTTCGTGTTTCGGTTCATACATTGACGATGATATGGACGCTATTCTGTATAAGATTTCAGAAATAGGTACTATGTCAAAAGCGGGCGGTGGTACGTCTGCTTACTTTGGTAAGATTCGTCCACGCGGTGCACCAATTTCATCTGGTGGTGAATCTACTGGTGTACATCATCAGTTAACAGTATTTGAATCGTTAACAGATTATATTTCACAAGGTAATGTGCGTAGAGGTTCATTTGCTGCGTACCTACCTATTGACCATAAAGACGTAGAAGAGTTTTTAAAGATCAGAGGTGAAGGTGATGATATACAAAACCTTTCTATTGGTGTTTGTGTAACTGATGAATGGTTAAAGTCTATGATTGACGGCGATAAAGAAAAGCGCCGTATTTGGGGCTTAGTTATTAAGAAACGCTTTGAATCTGGGTATCCCTATATCTTCTTTACCGATAACGCTAACAATCAAGCACCACAAGTATACAAAGACAAGAACATTAAAATTAATCAAAGCAATCTCTGTACAGAGATTATGCTATCAAACGATAACGAAGAATCGTTTGTGTGCGACCTATCTTCTCTTAACTTTGAGCAATGGGACAACTGGAAGAACACTGATGCAGTAGAAACATTAGTATACTTCCTTGATGCTGTAATGACCGAGTTTATTAATAAGACTGAAAAGATGAAGTTTATGGTACACCCAAGAAACTTCGCTATCAATCAGCGTGCACTTGGTATTGGTGCGCTCGGCTGGCATACATATCTTCAATCTAAGATGATTGGGTTTGAGACAATGGAAGCAAAGCTGCTTAATACTCAAATATGGAGCTTTGTTCGTAAGAAAGCAGATGCTGCCACCGCTCAAATGGCTGTAGAGTATGGAGAGCCACCTTTACTTAAAGGTTACGGTCGTCGTAATGTAACTACACTAGCAGTAGCGCCTACTACCTCTAGTTCGTTTATTCTCGGTCAAGCTTCTCCTTCAGTCGAACCTCTTAACTCTAACTATTTTGTTAAAGATCTAGCTAAAGGCAAGTTTACGTATAAGAATCCTTATCTCGAAGCTTTACTTGAAACTAAGAAAAAGAATACAGAAGGAGTATGGAAGTCTATCCTTATGAAAGGCGGTTCCGTACAACATCTTGAGTTCCTTACACCTGAAGAAAAAGGCGTGTTTAAGACCTTTGGTGAAATCAGCCAAAAAGAAATAGTAATTCAGGCTGCTGCTCGTCAAAAGTATATTGATCAAGGTCAATCATTAAACTTAATGATTCCACCTAGCACTAAACCAAAAGATGTTAACGAACTGATAGTATTTGCTTGGGAGAACGGTATTAAGAGTCTTTATTATCAACGCTCCGCAAACCCAGCTCAAGAACTAGCTCGTTCAATATTAACCTGTTCAACCTGCGAGTCGTAATGGGACTTGAATTAATCGGTACACACTGCAGTTGTAATAATATCTCGTATAAGGAAATTATCCATCTTGTTGATAAACACGAGGATATAAAAACTATTAAAGAATTACAACAGTATTGTAGCTGTGCAGATAGATGTGAAGATTGTAAGCCTGATATACAAAAAATTATTGATTTTTTTAGAAATTAATATAGAATAGATTAGTTATGTCCGAAGTGCTTGTTATTGGAGATAGTTTTGCGGCAGACTGGTCTATTAAATACAATGAGTATAAAGGCTGGCCTAACCTACTGGCTGAACAGCACAATGTTACTAACTTAGCACAGGCTGGGGTTTCAGAATATAAAATTTACAAACAGCTACTTTCTGTAAAAAATTTATCTGAATTTAATTGGGTAATTGTTTGGCATACTAGCCCGTTAAGAGTACATACAAGAGAACACCCCATACATAAAAATAACAAATTACATAAAGATGCAGATTTATTGCTTTTAGATATAGCTTATCACAGCAGTAAGATTAAAAATATTTTTAATGGTTCGTTAAAAGCTGCATCGAAGTGGTTTGAATATCATTTTGATATAGATTATCAATACGACACATATAGCTTATACAAAGAAAAAATAAGCGAGCTACTAAAAAATAATAATACTATTACTATATCAGGTATGTATAGTATTGAAACAATACCAAGCAATAAAATTATACTTAATTATAAAAAATTGTGGGAAAAGGAAAGAGGTCTAATAAATCACTTTACATTACACGGTAACCAGATTATATATAACGACATTGTTAGTATAATTGAAAACAACTAATATGAACACGCCGAGAGTTTTAAAAGATACAGATAATTGGATAGTTATAGGTACACCTCGTACCGGTAGCTATCTCGTATCTCGATTTATAAGTTACTGTTATGAAAGGCAGTGGATAAAGACAATTTTTCGTAATATCGAAAGCGATGGTCTACCGTTAGAAGGTAGACACATACTACATACTCACAGTATTGAAGATTTAGAACTTAGAAACAAAAATACGATAGTTGTCAATACTAAGAGATGCCCTGTAAAAAGCGCACTAAGTGCTTGTATTGCTGAAACAACCGATCTTTGGCATATACACAATTCAAATAAAGAAGCGCACCCTAAGGTTGAAAAGTTTTATCTAGACCCTAAAACTCTGCTAAGAAAATATAAAGAAAATTTGTGGTTTTATACTCATTTAGAAAGTTTAAATATTGAAAACCTGATAACTTTAGACTTTAATAAAATAAGTGTAGAAGACAAATATCGGTACATATTTGACACTCTTAATCTTCCTACATTTCCGATTACAAATGGTTTTTTGAATTCTGATATTTTACCTTTAAAATCTAGTACTTCTCATTCTGATTGGATTAAGAATTGGGAAGAAATAGAAAGTACTATTAAGGAATTGTAATATGGCTTATAGAAAATTAAAAGAAAAAGATATTTGGTTTATTTTAAGTCCTGGAAGAACTGGTGGGGTACTGTTACAGACGTTTATAAAAAACGCATATGAATACTACGGTATACCTTTTAAAATGTTTGCTTATTATAAGCTAAAAGATATTGATGCGTCGCAAAGAAAAAAAATCGAGCCAGGTACAGCATACCATACTCATAGTATAGAAGATTTAAAATTAATAGACGGTAAAGCTATAAAAATATTAAGTGTACGTAAACCTGTAGAATCAGCACTTAGTCAGTGCGTATCATTGCATACTAATATTTGGCATTATTATCCGAGACATAGTGAACAAGAAAAAAAGATTGCACCATTTGAATTGGACTTTGATAAGTTTTTATTAGAATATAAAAGGTTAAAAGACTTTTACAAAAATATAAAAAGTCAAATAACTAAAGATACTATTATAATTGATTACGATTCCTTTAAACAAGATACTAATAACTTGTTTGGTATATTAAACATAAAACCATTTAACTTTTCAAACACAATAGACCCTGGCAACAAGTCTTTTAGAATGCCTCCTTTAAAAACTGAAGGTACACCTAAAGAGTGGTTTACGAATTGGAGTGATATACATCACTTAATCAACGATTTAGACAATTCGACGATTTAATTTGTTGAGATTTTTTGAGATTATAATATAAATATTATTGCTATGAATAAACTAACTAACTACAATCCTAGCACGTATCGTAATCCATTCTCACTCTTAGACACAGTCTTAGAGAGGGAATTTAACCATCCTTTCTTTTGGGGGGATGTTAGCCGTACAGGAGACACTGTTCGGTTTAAAGAGGGGGATGAACTTACCGTAGAGGTAGATCTTCCCGGTGTATCCAAAGATAAAACAAATGTTACTGTAGAAGGTAGAGTAGTAACGATTGAGGGTACTCGTAAAGTGATCCATAAAGGTGGCACTCAAGAGGAAACCTTTAGCCGTAGCTTTACTGTAGGTAATTCGTTTAATCTGGATAAAGCTAAAGCCGTACAACAAGACGGTGTTCTTACCTTAACGTTTCCAAAAAACAAAGTTGAGAATGGCGGTAAAAAAGTTATTGATGTTAATTAAAAAGTATATTAATAACTGACCGTGGGGGAAGAGAGATCTTCCCCCTTTTTATTGTAATTAATTTTTATGTTAAGAGATGATTTAGCTGTAATAGTCTGTTATTTCAATTGGTGTGATTATAAAAGACGAGAACAAAATTTTAACCGTTTTCATAGACAATTAGCTGCTTTAGGTATACCGGTTTACGGAGCCGAAGCTTCTCTTACTGGAGAGTTTATTACTAAAGGTAACCCTAATTGGATACATATAAATGCAACGAGAAGAAACATATGTGTACAAGAAGAAGCTTTATTAAATGTAGCTGAAACAATTGTACCAGAAAAATATACAAAGATTGCTTGGATAGATAATGATATACAGTTTATGTCTTTAAACTGGTATGACAAAGCATCAATAGCATTAGACAAGTTAAATATTATACAGTTGTTTGAAGAGTGTTACTGGACTGATAGTAGAGGTAGACCGGTACTCGGTACCAAAGCTATGCTCAGTCTTGGTGAATTAACAGAAGAGTTAGTAGATACTCGTAAACCAATTATACCCGGTTATAATGCTGCACCTCAAACCGGGTTTGCATATGCTGCAAAAAGAGACTTATGGAAAAGCGGTGGCAAGCTATATCCGTATAATTTTTGGACTGGTGGTGACCGTGCTCAATTGTTCGGGGTTGTAAGTCCGGATCCCACACCTGCTTCATTACGTAATTCATACCTTACTAGTTTTCCAGACTTTAAACCTTATGTAGATTGGAAAAAGAAATTCTATAAATTTGCTCAAGGTAAAACCGGTTACATTAAAGGTACAGTTTATCACGAATATCACGGAGAGCTTTCCAATCGTGGATATGGTTCAGGCGAAAGGAGAAACACAGAACTTGGGCTAAATATGAAAGAGCATATTTTTATAAACGATAAAGGGTTGTTAGAATTTAAAACACCACCGTACGGATGGAGCGATTCAGTTGAAAGGTACTTTAAAGAGCGTAGAGAAGATGATTTTGAACTTGGAGATATTAAAGGTATAAATCCTAATGAATATTTCTAAATATATTATATGAAAAAGTTTGCATTAATATCTCTTCTATTTTTAACTAGCTGTACACTTGGTATAAAAACTCCAGACGCGTTTAGTAACAGCCCTACCACAGAAATAGGTAAAAAAGCAGTTGCTGTAGTTAAAGCTGAAGACAATCAAAAACAAGTTGATCAAGTAGCTGAAGCAAATAAAAAAGTTGAAGCTGCTCGTCAAGAAATGGAAGCAAAATATGCTGCATTTAGAAATGACTTACAAAAGGCTTATGACGACTTAAAGAAGAAGGAT